AATCAAAAATGTTGTTAAACTTGCGTTCAATCCTAATAAAGCTCAAAGAGATCAATTGTATAGTAACGAAGTTAATCCAGTTATGAGTCAAGTAGGACAAGGAATTGTACTGTTTGGTGATAAGACTGGTTTAGGTCAGAATAGTGCTTTCGATAGAATCAACGTTCGTAGATTGTTTATTGCTGTTGAAAAAGCAATTGCTAACGCTTCTCAATCGTTCTTATTTGAATTAAACGACGAATTCACTCAAGCTCAGTTTAAAGGAATAGTTGAACCGTTCCTACGCGATATCCAAGGTAGACGTGGAATTGTTGATTTCAGAGTTGTATCTGATTCAACTGTAAATACTCCTGCTATTGTAGATCAAAGTAAATTCAGAGCTAATATCTTTATTAAGCCTGCACGTTCAATTAATACAATCGAACTTACTTTTGTTGCTACAAGATCTGGCGTTGAGTTTGAAGAAATTGTTGGTTCGCTCTAACATAATAAATATTTTAAATAAAGGAGAATAAGAATGGCATTTAATATAAATGAGTTTAAATCACAGCTTACCGGCGGTGGTGCTCGGGCCAACCTTTTCCAAGTGCAAATTTTAAACCCAATTGATTCGTCGGCTGATTTAAAGTCGGCGTTTATGATTAAGACCGCTGCGTTGCCTGAAAGTACCGTAGGGGAATTTGTCGTTCCGTATTTTGGAAGAGAAGTTAAGTATGCGGGAGATAGAAAGTTTGGGCCTTGGTCAGTAACAATCCTTAACGACGAAGATTTCTTAGTACGTAATTCGTTAGAAGCATGGATGAACGCAATTAATTCGCATGATTCCAATACTCGTGCTTTACCTCAGGACTACAAGTCCAATGCATTGATTACTCAATATGGTAAAGATGGTAGTGCACTTCGTACATACGTGTTTGAAGGAATGTTCCCAGTTAGTGTTGATTCAATTGCTATGGGTTGGGATACGAACGATGCAATACAAGAATTCGGTGTTACTTTTAGTTACGACTTATGGAAAGTCGAAGGTAATACTGGAAACCCAACTACATAATTATATAATTAAATAAAGGTGATATTTTGAAGATTTTTGGCTTTGATGTAAAGAGGGCAGAGGAGGAGACTAGTTTACCAGTTTCTTTTGCCGAACCCTCTAACGATGATGGAGCGATTACCGTTGGTAATGCGCTTGGTGGATTTTATAATACGATATTAGACATGGAAGGTTCTGCTAAAACAGAATCAGAGCTAATCACAAAATATCGCGCTATGGCAATGCAACCTGAGATTAATCAGGCTGTTGATGATATAGTTAACGAAGCAATTAGTGTTGATACTAATGATAGAGTTGTTGAAGTCTCGTTAGGAGAAACAGATCTATCTGATAAAGTAAAGAAGACTATTGTTAAAGAATTTGATAACGTACTTGCGTTGCTTGATTTTACTAACAACGCATATGATATGTTTCAGAAGTTCTATGTAGATGGAAGATTAAATTACCATATTGTAATTGACCCTAAAGATGTTAAGAAGGGTGTTATTGAATTACGATATGTTGACCCACGTAAATTAAAATTAATACGTGAAGTTGATAAAAAGGGCAAAGACCCTCATTCAGGCGTTCCTATTAAGGTAGTTAAGAATGAGTATTACATGTATTCGGAATCAGGATTTCTGAATTCGACTACGGGTGGTTCTGCTGCTCCAGGAAGTAGTACTTCAGGAATTAAGATATCTAAGGATTCTATTGCTAGAGTTACTTCAGGATTAATGAATGAGAATAACAGTTTAGTATTATCGCATTTACATCCAGCAACTAAAGCTTTAAACCAGTTGCGTATGTTAGAAGATGCTGTAGTTATCTATACTTTAACTAGAGCACCTGAACGCAGAATTTTTTATATTGATGTAGGTAATTTACCAAAGAATAAGGCAGAGCAATATCTTAGAGATATGATGGCTCGCCATAAAAACAAACTACAGTATAATTCTAGTACTGGTGAAATGACTGATTCTAGAAAGATGCTAACAATGACTGAAGATTTTTGGTTTCCTCGTAGAGGTGGCGAAAGATCAACTGAGGTAGATACTCTTGCAGGTGGTAATGCTCCTGGATTGAGTAGTAACGAAAACTTAGAGTATTTTCAACGTAAACTATATAAGGCGTTGAAGGTACCTTTATCTCGTTTAGAACCAGAGGCAATGTCAAGCTTTGGTAGAACTTCAGAAATGACGCGTGACGAATTAAAGTTTGGTAAATTTATTAGAAGGATCAGGTCTCGCTTTTCATGGATATTTAATACAATATTAGAAAAGCAATTAATTCTAAAAGGTATTTTAACACCTGAAGAATTCAATGAGATTAGAAACGATCTTAGGTATGACTTTGTTAAAGATAACTATTTTGAAGAGTTGAAAGAATCTGAAATTCTGAGAGAACGATTAAATACTCTCAGAGATATATCTGACTATACTGGAAAGTATTTCAGTCATCAGTGGATTACAAGAAACGTACTTCAAATGACTGACGAAGACATGACTAAGATGGAAGAACAAATCGAGGAAGAAAAAGCCCTTGGTGGACATTCCGACGGCGATGATCCGTATTAATATAAATAAGTAAAAATAAATTAAATATTAGGGACTAAACATGAAAAATTTTAAAGATCTTGTTTCCGAAGTGGCTGAGCCAAAGGCACCTGAAGAGAAGCGCTTTAAGGATCAACATGCCATCGAAGTGATTCCACATCCTGTAGCATTAGATCACCAATTCACGGGCGACATTGAAGGTGTTACACCGACTAAGTTACCTGCTGATAAAGCGGATGATACAAAGGATTACGATAAAGCTTATAAGACAAAAGATGATACAGGTGCTAAACTTGAATCGGCTGAGTCTAATAGGAAATCAATCACTGAGATTCTTGGAGTAAACGCTAAGAAGAAAGAAGACAAGAAAGACGACGAAGACATGGAAGAAGCCATGGAAGCTAGTTGTGGTTGTGGTCCTGACTGTGGTCATTGTGCTGGAAAGCATGAAGCATCAGAGATTGGTGAAACATGTTCTTGCTGTGATAACAAAATCGAAGCCATTAAAGAAGGTGGTTGTTCAAGTACTCTGAAGGCTGAAAAGAAACCAGCAAAGCAAGCAGAAAAGAAAGAGTCTGATACAAAAGCTGCTGATACTTTAGAAAAGCAAGTAAAACCAAAACCTTCACAAGTTACTATTAAAGATTCAAATGGTAAAACAATATCGTTAACGTTCAAAGAAATGTTAGATAAAGTTTCTACAGAAGATGAATTGCTTGAGAGTCCTCAACAAGAAATCCCAATGATGATGAAGCAACTGCATTTTGTTTGTTATGCTGCTGAAGAGATTGGAGACTATCTGAAAACAGAAGGTCAAGATCCTGAAGAGTGGTGGCAGAACAAGTTAGCTGAAGTATTCTCAAATGTTAAATCATTATATGCTTATGCTAAAGGCGATCAAATGGTTAATGCAAAACCAATGTCAGTAGCGAAGAAATTTGCTAAAGCTGGTATGGCTTTTGAGGAAATCGAAGCAGGTTCGTTTGAATTAACAAATAAAGAATCAGTTCAGGTTTCTGAAGAAGATGCGTCAATACTAAATACAGTATTTGAACATCTGAACGAAACGAACTCAACGGAAATGTATAGTGTACTAATCGCTGATGAAGCTGGTTATAATGAAATACTATCATTCGCGAAGGAGAACGTATAATGCCTAGTGTAATTAAAGTTAAAGGTACTGAAGCTTCTATAACAACTGCTGACAATATTGGTACAGCAACTCTTGTTAGATTATATAACGCGTCCGCAGCAGGTATACTTATTACTCATAAGAAAGGTTCAGACACTATTGGTACATTTACTGCAGGTCCTGGGCAATCATTTTGCAAGAAAGATCCTACAGATACCTTAACCGCTGCTAGTGCAGTATTAATGGTTGGTGTTGCGCATTATACCTAATTGTATAAATACATTTACAAGGAAACAATTATGAATTTAATAACAGAACATATTGAAGATGTAGAAGTAATTACCGAAGCAAAAGAAGACGGTAAAAAGAGTTACTTTATAGAAGGTATCTTCATGCAAGGCGATCTAAAAAATCGCAACGGAAGAATTTATCCAAGTGCTACTTTAGAATCAGAAATGAATCGCTATAATAAGGAATTCATTGAAACTAAACGTGCTCTTGGCGAATTAGGCCATCCCGATGGTCCACAGATTAACGGCGATCGTGTTTCTCATCTTATTACTGAAATGAGACGTGATGGTAATGATTTCTATGGCAAGGCTAAAATCCTTGGTACCCCTATGGGAGAAATTGTTAAAAGCCTATTAGATGAAGGCGTCAAGATCGGAGTTTCGACTCGTGGTCTTGGTTCAGTCAAGACAGGTAAAGGCGGTGTTATGG